CGGCGGTGCCGAACATGTCGTTCGTGCCGTTCTTATTGCGGTGCGCGGCCAGTGCCTGCGCCCACTTGCTGACCGGCAACGCCCGCAACGTGAGCTTCAATGTCTCCGCATCCGCCTGTTCGCGGAGCTGTTCGATGCGTTTGGCGGTGGCCTTAGCCTGCCGGTTAGTCCCAACCTCCGTGACCTGTTCGCGCGTGGTCTCCTCGGCCAACGCATCACCCAATCTGGCGATGTCCTCGGCGATCTGCTGGTTGAGGATGATGTCGACCTCGCGCGTGCGCCTGGTGACTTTAAGCATATGTGTTCCTTCGCTCTAATATTCATGTTCCTTTGCCGGAAAATAGGAAAAAGAGGGTCCCGCACCGGCGAAATGAACGAAAGTCCGATGCGGGAAGAATCAATCAGGCGACCTTCACGTTCTCCGCCCAGCCGGGAGCCCGGACGGAGAAATTGACCTTGCTGCGCAGCACGCTGTTCGCGGCGATCTCCATCTTGGCGCGCATGCCGATACGGACCGCGTACACGTTCACCACGTCTCCGGCTGTGAAGGTGTTGTCTGTCGGCTTGCCGTAGCGGCGCACGAAGTAGCCTTCCGCACCCTCGGTCAACGTCTCCATGGCCGCATTCTGCGTGGAATGCGAAGTGTTGGTGTTGTCGATGACCTCGATGCTCGGGCCACTGATCTTCTTGCGTCCGGGATTCTCATAATCCTGCGCGCTGTTCTCACGCTGGTCTGAAATGGAATCCTGCGACGGCGAGCACGACCAGCCACCAAGCGTGACGTAGTTGCTCAGGTCGGTGCCGGCGCTGATCTCCGCAGCGGTCGGCTTCTGAATGTTCGCGATGGACGGCACCCAGATCGTGTTGACCAGACCGTCCGCCGGTGTGGAAGGAACTTCGGTTCCCAGAGTCAAAACCATGACTCCTCCTTAGATATTTGGGGGTCACATGCGTGACCAGTTGAATTTGAAAGTCAATAGGCGCACCTGATAGAGCAGGCTCGTGTCCTCTGCGGTAAGTCCGGCAGCATAAGCGCCGGAATCGGAGGACAGCGTCAGACAACCGGTGTCGAAGCCATGCGCGACAAACCTTTTGCCAGCAAGTCCTGGAATCATGAGGTCATCGGCCAGCACGTTGACGGAATCAGTGGTGGTGCTCACAATGCGCACCTGCAGTGCGCCAATGCCGCAATGCACATGTTGCGTCTCGCCGACGATGTGGCCGTTCGTGGTGACCGTCTCGATCACCCACGGCGGCTTCTCCGTCGGTCTCGGCGTGGTCTGTCTGAAGACCTTCCAACCATCCGCAGGTTTTGGCACATGGTCGAGGATCGTGTTCGACAGGGTCATTATCGACTGCACTAGAATCCCTCCACTGCGGCACGAGCCACATATTCCGCGAGCTTCGGCAGCTCTTCCTCGCCATGCTCGTAGAACCGGTGCGTTCCACCACCTTTAGCGGTTCCGAAGAACGCGATGTTGGCTAGCGAACCAGCCCCGCCCTTAGTAGGGCCTATCTCGGCGGAAATGCGGCCGGGCGTCTCGCTCACCGTGTAGGTGATCGGAATTCTGCGGAACGCCTTGTTGCCGGAACCTTTCAAGTCATCGCGAATCGAGTTCTTGACGTTCTGCGCGCCCTTCTTCACCGAAGCGGAGATCAAAGCGCGGCGAGCCACGCCCTTGGCGAGCAGCGCATCACCGAAGGCCGTCAACTGCGAAGCGTCGAACAGTCCGCTCATGCGTCCTCCTTCACGTTCCACCGGCAGGCCGTCGCCCACGACTTCTCAGACTGGGGGGAGATCATGCGATAGCGACGGCCAACCAGTTCCGGATTCGCCGACTTCGTGACCGTGACCAGATCGCCATTACGAAGCATGGTGCCGAAAGGAAAATGGATGTACAGAGACCAGACCAACGAGACGGCACCCATCGTCTGAGCCGCACTGCCTTCCACATTCTCGGACGCAAGGCCACCGGAGGTCTGCACCTTGCAGCGCCCTGCATACACTTGCGTGGATGTCGGCTTGACCTCACCGGTGTTCGGATCCGTCACGGCCTCGCCGGGACGCACCACAGTGCATTCGTCGGTCATGAGCGATTCCGCGCTTTCCCGAGCACGCTCCAACACGGAAGCCGTCAGCATAGGCGGCGCCTTCCAATGGGGGCTATCGTGAAAGCACCGGAAGCGCCATAGCCGGACGGTTCCAAAAGTTCCCACTCACTGTCCAGCAATGTGATCGTCGGCACGCTGTTCGTGGTGCCTACCGTTTCCTGATAGTCGTCGATTCTTGTGCTTTTGGATGTCGCCGCTTCCGGATTGCGGGCATACCGTGCGACGGCCAGAGCCTCGACCAGATCGACGGTGTGCTGCGCAAGCCTACCGCCAACAATGATCTGGTCGAGATTCGGGTACCGTTTGCGGATCGCGATTTCGGCAAGCTCGATCCACGACGTGATCTGATTGACCTCAAGCGGATCAGTCACCTGCCGTCCGAGCTGTTTCGCGACATCGTCAACAGAGGCTGTCATGGTGGCATCCTGACGTCAGGCGGTGATGACCGCGAACTTCTTCTTGTCGCGCACGATGAAGCCGATTTCCGCCTCTACCAGGAATGCGATCATGTTGCGCTGCCAAAGGTTGATCTGTTTGCCGCCATCGTTGATGGTCGCCTGATCGGAAATCTTCATCTTGATTCCCTCCACGGTGCCATACATGGCGTTAGTCCAGTCTCCTGCGACGCCGAACACCTCTTTCGCCGCGGAAATGTTGTGCGCGCTATCCGCCTTGATTTCCGGCACGTGCCCCCATGGGGACTTCACGATCCTAGCTCCGAACAGGGTGCCGATTTCGGTTGACTGGCTCGGCACCAGCAGTGGATGGCCGTTTGCGTCAGTGGCTTCCAGCACCTTCGCCAGACCATGCGGAGACAGGGCGATTCCGTTAAGGTCGCCATCGTTCGTGAGCACGGTGGTGGCGATTTTGGCGAAATCGGCGTACTTGCCGGAACCGATGCTGACGGTCTGAGCGTCCTTCAACGTGTCCATGTTCTCGGTGGACGGAGCGGTAATCAGACCGGTGAGAAAAGTCTGGTCGATTGTCTGGGCGATGCTCTGAGCCGCCTTTTCTTTGATTCTCGACCACAGGGCGCTCTTGTCGCGGACGAACTCCTCGGAAACCGGGACGATCTTGGCGACCTTGAACGGCTTCATGACGCGGGAACCGATGGTCGGCTTGTCGACCGGCTTCTCGTCAGTCTCTCCAACCCATTTTGCGGCCGACATGTCGCCAAGAGTATCGTATTCCATGCCGGAACCGGGCAGTTTCACTCCGGTTGCGAGCTGGGTGACGGCGGACTGTTTTAAAACATCAGTCCAAATCTCATTGGACTGTTCCGGCGTCAGGTAGACGCCGGAGGTGGAACGGCTCAGATCGAGCGCGGTCATGGTTTCCTCCTTAAAGGATCGTTGAAATATGTTTTAGAGGCCGAGGGCCGCGAGCTGTGAGCCGAACACCGCGGCGTTCGCGCTTGTCCTCGATTCGCCCTCATGCGTGGCTGGCTTCGCATCGAACAGTTGCTGCAGCGAACCATCAGCTGGCTCCGTCTGCGCGGGAACGCCTAAATCCGGATATTCGCGCAGTATGGCGTCGATGGCCTTGTCTATGGCCTTCTGGTCGCTTTTGACGTCCACTCCTTCCACGAGTCTCGTTGCGAGCTCAGGATGTTGGAGTTTGCCGGTTGCGGCCTTTTCGACGTTTGCGCTAAATATCCGTGTTTCCAATTCGGAGATCTTGGCTTTCAGCGTTTCGGCCTCGTGCTTTGAGGCTTTCACTGCGGCCTTCATGCGGTTCAGGGCTTTCTTGCCTTTGTCCCCGAGTTCGGCTTCGCCTTCGATTTCCTCGCCGGCGGTTCCCGTTTCAGTGGTTTCCGGGTCCGGTTCGGACTGCTGCAGTTCTTCGCTGGTCTTCGGCTCTTCCGTTGCGGGAGCGTCGTTGACAAGATTCTGCAATGCTTCTTCGGCCTGAGCGCGAGTCGCGGTTGCCTGCGTAGACTGCGACGCCGCAGAGACGTTCGAGTCTCCGGATGCCGGCGAGCCGACAGTTGTGTTTGTCGTGTTCGATGCCGAATCAGCGGTTGCTGTTGCTGCTGCGTCAGCCATATGTTGTTGTCCTTCCGTTGCGGTTGTTTTCCGCCGCAAGCGGATTGCCCGGCCTGCGGTCTTGAAAAAATCTGGACGGCTAGAGTATCCAGCCGTAGTCGTAAAGCATCTGACGTGGGTCCTTGCCGGTCCGCGCGCAAATGTCGTAAATCGTTTCGGGCATGAGACGTGGACGGTCAACCTTCGTGTAACGTCCACCCTTTTTCACGTAATCCTTCGCGTATCCGGCGCTTATCATGCGAGATGATGCGAGGCCGTGTTTGGTCATGCCTTCCGTCGTGTACTTGACGTTGCGCCCATACCGTTGCGCGGACGACACGCTTCCGGACCGCCGATATGCGTTGACAAGCTGGTTCAGGTCGGCGCCGTCCTTCCATGCGCGAACGTTCGCCCTGCTGCCAAGCACTTTGACCAGTTGGTCGTCGGAGAGGCTATCAAGGTATTCGTTGGCGCTCGTGACGGCAGTGTTCGGCGTTTTGGATGTCGGTATGGCGATGCAATCGCAGTTCGGATGCCTTTCGAAAGGTTCGCTGCCGCACGGCTGTCCGGCTAGAATCACGCACCTGCCGCAACTTGGCGGCGTCAGGCCGCGCACGTAACCGCAGTGCAAGTATCGGCTTCGTCCGGCGACTATCGCGGCTGAACGTTGCGTATCGGCCAGCAACGTGCGTGAGCGTTGCACCAGTTCGACTTCGATGACATGCAAGGCGATGTCCGTCGAGCCGCCGCCACTGACAACCTGCTTACCTTTGGTGACGGCACCCCACATTACGTCGATGGTGTTCATGCCGTTGCCATTCACGCCAACCCACTGGCGCGGATCTACAGTGTATTCCGCCAATCGGTCGGTGCTGTCCAATGCGGCCATCGCCACAGGTGTAGCCGCCATCGCTTCCCGCGCCGTCTGCAACTGCGCCGAATCCAACAGTCTGAACAATTCAGGCATGCACGACGCATAGGATTCGTCGAAATCTTCGGAGGCGTTACGCCGCCACAGTGCCGCCAATTGGACGGCCAGCCGATTGCTCCGCCGTCTCAGGTCGCTCGCCTGCCGTCGCGCCGCCGATGGCAGCATCTGACCGTATGCCATCTGCCACCTCCGGTTTCACATACCCCTGCATCCAGCCTTCCTCGTCCGACTCGAGCAGTTTCTTCGCGCGCGCGATCTTCTCAGGCCCCCAGCCGAGCTCCTCCCACGCCATCTCACGAGGCATGAGCGGCCTGCCGGTCGGATCAGCCGTCGCATACAGTTTCGTAACTGCGTCGGCACGCTGTGCCACGGTTGGCGTTCCAGCGTCATACCAGAGCGCGTCGGCATCGTCGAAAGCGCTCATGGCTTTCTCGCCTCGCAGCAATCCGGCGACAAGACGGCATGTCTGCACCGCCTGCCGTCCCAATGTTCTCTGATCGCGTTCGATGCTCTTCACGAGCTTCGCCTCGCGTGATCGAATCGCATCGGCGGAGGCCGCATCGTCGGCGGCCAAGCCGAAATAGTTCGGAGGCAAACCGGTGACACCGCTCGCCAAGCGAGCGTAAAGGTTCACCATGCGTTCGAAATTCTCCATGCTTGAGCTGGAAAACTCGAAAGTTTTCGCATTCGGATTACCTAAAGCCCAAATCCTGCCGAAATACGCTTCCCACGTGGTCAAAGGGTTGCCTTCATCGTCCACGAAGTCGCCCTTGGACGCGCCAAGCACACCACGCTGCGGGACGGCATGAGTCTCCTGAGCCACCTGCGCATTCGTCAAATCTCGTGCGCACGCATCGGTCAGGTCGATGACATCGGCGAGCGCACTGGTACCCCGCAGCCGCGGCCACGTCTTATGCAAGGGAATCGTGGTGCGCGGATTGCGGTAGGCCGGAACCACCGGCACTATTCCAAGCGGATTCTCAACCACGGAACGCACCTGATAGTTCGTGTCGATTGTGTAAGTGCGGTCAGGCAGGTACAGGCGCCAGCCGACAGTGCTCATGAAATCGTAATCGTCAACGTCACGATACCGGCGCAATGCCGCATCAAGCCGTCCTGTCACCGGATCACGATGGGCGAGAATGTCAATCGGACTCACATTCTCGATATGCAAGCCGGTTTCGTCGTTCTCCACGGTCTTGAACGACCGTCCAAACACCTCGAAATCAAGATAACTGGTCTGGTCCTCGTCCAAACCGCTGGACCGCCAGAATTCCCACGCATCATCGGCCAGTTTGAGATTATCTCCGACGCGAAACCCCTTGAGGTCAAGTCTGTCCACTCGGCTTTCGGCCACGACGCGAGGCCAGTTCACGATGACCGTGAACCGTTCCAATTCCGGAGGAATCGCCAATCCAAGCTGCCGCAAATGCTGTTGGCCATCCACATACCGGTCAAGCCTGCCGAACATTTCAGCCGCCCCGTAAAGCTGGTCGGAGAGCCGACGAAGCATATCCTGTGCAGCATCAGGCAACCAAGCCATCGAAGACCTCCTCCACTAACGGAAAACAAAGACTTTGCTGGACTCGGAGCCCCAGCCCAACGCGCGCATGTCCGATGCCGCCTCGTGCGCGAGGATGTCGGCCATGGTTATGTCGATTTTCTGGTTTTCGCTCGGCTTGCCGAGCACGTACTTGTCACCTGGCTTGGCGACCTTCCTTGCCGCCATCATGTGCAGCCGAGCCATGCGATCATTGGAATGCGTCGTGGAATGGTCGGCGGTGTCCTCCATGAAGCGGGTGAGCGCGTCGAACATGCGTCCTATTCGGTTCGTCGGCCAAGGCACCACAATATCCTCGCCATACTGGTATGCCCACGCCTCAACCTGCGTCTCCCACGGATGCGGGTCACAATAGAATCGGCGCACCTTGTACCTGTCGAACATTTCGGACACGCAGGCATCCACCTCACTGCGAGGAATGCGCCCCTCCCACTCGACAGGATTCCAATAGGATGGCCTTCCGGACGGTCCATAGGTCGGCGTCCAACGCCACCCGTCCAACGTTTCCGCACGCAATGCCGTCCAGTCACCGGATTGCGAGCCATCGAAGCCAAGACAAATCTCAGCACCCGGCTCGGGTGGCTGACGGTCAACCATCGTGCCATCGTAAAGCGGCTCAGGCATATACGAGCCCAGACCCTGCACGATCTCGCACCCGTAAAATCGGCGAGCCTGCGCCGGATCACGGGCCATAAGCTCGGTCGCGGTCGCTTCGACCTGATCGAGCGGCACCCACGGCGAACCGGAATAGACGAATTCGAGAATCTTCCGCCTGTCTTTAGGGTCAGCGAAATCCAATGAGGGGTCATGCTTCGGGAAGAACTTCATGATGTCCGACGCCGTGCTCTCGTAGGTCATCTGGCCGAAGCTGGCGTCCATCGGATCCCACGGATTCGTCAGCTCAAGCATTCTTCCATCCATGGCCATAGCGCCACGCATAACCGTGTCGCCAACCTCGAACATGCCGCTGCGTCGAGTCCAGATGCCGGATTCGTCACCAAGGACGAAGTTCACCGGATTACCCAGCTTCGAGTGCGCCGAAGCCGTCACAGGGTCGATACGGCCACCATTAGGCAACCGGATGAAACCTTCACGCACCTTCATCAAATCGGACAGGTGACCATTGCGCACCATCGACTGCAAAGGACGGTAGACGTTCGCCGTCTGCTCTTCCGAAGTGGCGAGCAGCTGAATCAAAGCTGTACGACGCGGCATGCCCATCGGCTCACCAGAAGAATACACGTATTCGAAACCGCACGAGCAACCCCAGTCGGAGCAGCGGAACGTCTCGCCGCCTTTAGCCCATCCACAGAACACGCATGGGCCGACACCCTCAAAAGCAGCAACAGCCGCACCGAAAGGCGACTTGCCTAGCTTCTGGCCGCCGACAATCTGACCACGACGCCACTTGAACGCCGCAGCCTGACGAGGCCGAGCCGGATCATACACCGCATCAGGCTTCACCTGATAAAAGTCAATCGCATTGTCCAACTGCCAGCCCACAAGCTCAAACGGCTTGCCCAGATCATAGCCATTAGGTACAACACAGTGCGCGGCAATCCAGTCAGCAAAGAGGAAACCAAGGGACTTCGGAACGACCGGCTCTTTCTGCTCGCTCATTCCGCATCCTCTTTCTGATTCTCAAGCCACCGCTGCTTCGCACTCTTGAACGGAATGATCTTGTCAGAAGATTCTGTTGAGCGTTTCGGCTTCGGCTCGTCATCGACAATCGCCCAACCATTCAGCCGAAGCCCTTGTGGCGTCAAGCCGATTGTGTCGGCATACCGCGCAAGCGCGGTACGGTCAGCGGCCTTCGCCTCCGAAGACTCGCAAAGCACGAACTGCCTCACGTACAGGGCAATCGTAGTGAACATGTACTGATAGCGCGGCATATGCCAGGCAATCGCCTGCGGCAACCGCCACAGGTCACGCCACAATTCACGCTCACGCCGATTCCACGCCTCCGTGGCCTTCTCGTCACGCTCCTTGTGGAAACCGTCATCATCCTTCCAGGTGTCCCAGATCACCCACTCGGACAGTGGAAAATCCTTCGGGCGGTAATGATAGCCACGAGACGAAAGCGGAAGAATATCAGCACCAAGACCGCGCGCGTCTGACCGAGCGCTGGATGGATCCGGCATCGGACCGGAGCGCGTGCGTGCGCCGCCATGCGTCGCCATGCGACCTCCAATCCTCGAACCGGAAAAATTACAGTCTCGGCCAGCACGTCAAGTCTTGAACTATCCGCGAACTTGCGAGTCCCCTCACCGGCGGTCTTGGTCTTGCCGTTCGGGGTACCCCCCTAGGGGTGTTGGCTGGTTGGTTGATTGTATTTTTTCCTGTTTTGGTGTATTTTTTCCTGTTTTGGTGTTGTGTGTGCTTGCTTGTCTTGCTGCTTCGTGTTTGATTTGTTTGTGTCGTGTCTGTGTTTGCGGTTGTGGTTGCTGCTGTGGCTTGGCTTAGTGTCGCGTCCAGTGTTCGGTGCTTGCGGTTGCTTTGTATTGTCCGTCTTTCCTGTTGCATCTGCGATGCTCTGGCCCTGTCCAGCTTTGTCTGTTGTCGGTGTGTCCGAGGTCCCATTGGTCTGCGGCTGTGACTGGCTGTCCGCATTTGGCGCAGATGTGCGTTTCGCCTGCGGCTAGGCGTGCCTCCCATGCCCTGCGGAGGTGGCGGTGTGCTGCATCGTATCCTCTTGCTGTTGAGCTGCCGCGCTGCTGGTTGTATGCGTGTGCGTGTGCGTGGCAGAACCTTTGTCCTTGTGGTACAAGCTGTGGGCAGTTGTGCCAGGCGCAACGTCTCATACTCATGTGATCGATCCTCCACTATGATGCGCTCCATAGGTATGGGCACCTTGGACCGGAGCCGGAGGGCAATACGATATTCAATCACCTTTCCATCACGATATACCGCCTTGTGGTGCTTCGTGCCGGAGTCGGACCGTTGGTATTTGTGCTTTCCGCCCGCTCTTACCGTTGAGCTATCGAAGCTGGATATGAATAATGGTCCAACCGTTTCCGGCTGAACCATTCTACGAACATACGACAGTATAGCATTTCAACGGTGACAGTCAAGTAGTGCGGCCAACTCGCCGAGGTTGAACGTGTACTGCCGCTTGTGTTCCGTCGGCGTGGCGTGGAGTTTGCCGCAGCCTCCGCGTCCGGAGTCGCCGGGGCATGTGCAGTATGGGTCTCGTGCGAGCACTTGCCTGCGGAATGATTGGTGCCCCTTGGTGCCGTAGGGGTTATGGCCTCGGGTACGGGCGCGGTCCCGCTGGGCCCGAGCGCAGGCGTCGCATTTGCGGGCCGGCGTCTCGATGAGGTTCGGGCATCCGGGGGTCGAGCAGACTCGCCAGCTCATGTACGCCTCGCAGTCATTGTGCCCGAGACCATCGATGAGTGGAACGCTCAACGTCCGGGACGTGGTGTCGGCGGGGAAGGCCGCGCAAGAACAAAGCATAGATACGCGAAAACCCAGCCACTTGAGCTGGGTTTTTCGACACTTCTGCCACTGCATATTATGGCAACACTAAGCCATAACTGTCAAATCAGCGGGTCCGATGAGCAGCCGGTACACGTCGCAGTAGGCGTATCCGTCCGCGTGACGGAAGAGCTTGTCGCGTTGCCCCCACATGGTGATGGTCTTGCGACTGACCTTGATGCCAGCCTCGGCGAAAGCCTTGGCGATGTCGGCGGCGGAACCTCGCTTGGAGTCATCCCAGCACAATGTCTTGAGCCTGCGCAGTTTCACGGTCTGCGCTCGCTGTTCGCGCCCGCATACGGGGCATGTGACCCACTGGTCGTTGGCTCCTGCGGTGAGCATGGTCTCGCATAGTTCGCAGGTACCTATCTCGCGGCGTTGCTCCGGCGGGTCCAGCGCAGTATCGACTTTGCGGGCGATGCCGTCAACGACGTGCATGTAGAAGCCCGCGTCCGCGAACGTGGCGAGCCTGGGGTGGCCTGCGCATGCGATGAGCGTGGCCTTCAGATCCTCGTTGCGTTTGTCTTTGCGCCAGTCCAAGGCGTCGATGCCGTTGAGGCAACGCCATAGTTCACGGGCCGTGGCGTCGAGCATGTCGATCAGGTCGAGCACGTCAAGCCTGATAGGAGTCGGGGGAGTGGCCGTCTGGATTCGCACGGGCGAATGCCCGCCCGGATGCAGGGTCGCGTCCAACGAGTCGTGCAACGGCGTGACGTCGCGCGCCAGTCGCAGGAGCGTGCCGGCGAAGCGCAGCTCGCACGCCGTGCACAGCGCGTACCCGTTTTCGATTATGGTGTTGCAGTTCTGGCAGTTCACGAAATCCCTCCACATCGGCTAAACTGGTTGCTTGCTGACATGCCCTCCGCCTCGTGTGGAGGGTTTCGTTTTTTTATCTGGTATTTCAGTTCATTCCTCGAACAGCGGCGGTTCAATGAACTCGACCTTGCATGGCGGTTTCGGCCGACCGTCACCCTCGCGGATGATCGCGCGCACCTCCTCCAACGGCAGGCCCAATTGACGGGCCGTATCCGTCGCGCCGTAGCCGCGCCCATGCCATGCGAGCACCTTGTCGCGTATCGCCTAACTCGTCACTTCGCAACACCTCCCGCATGCGGATCAATCAAATCGCATGACATGGCATCGACGCGCTCGCCGGTTCGAGCCTCGATGCACAGGCGGCGAACATCGCCCGTGGTCTCCACCTGCTGCACGATACGCTGGCTGGGACCGGTGTCCATCGCGGCGTACGCGGCCAGGCCGATGGCGGATACGATGGCGAGCGCCAGTATCGCGATGATGATGGTGAACAGGAGTCCGATGGTGGATTCCACCGACCAGTTTCCGCGCATCCTCGGGTGCCTCCGGCGAGCGCGCTAATGTAAAAACCGGTGGTGGTTAATGTAGTTCTGTGGTGGACTAATGTAGTTTTTTGCATGGTCTTATTTCCTTGAGTACGTTGATGGAGCGGAAGAGTTCGGTGTTGAGTGTTGGGTTTCCGTTGGCGTCCGGTTTGATGACGGTGGCGAGATTGTCGGCGTCGGTGAGTGTCCACCGGCCGTTCTGTGTGAAGCAGGAGAGATAGCCGTCCAGTGTTTGGCCTCTCCTCGTGAGTCCGATGAACCGGTGCAGGTCAAGCTCTCCCGGCGTGGAATGCCGCCAGTCGATGCTTTCGCTCACGTTCATTCCTCCGGCTCCTGTGATTCGTTGTAGAAGTCTTTGGGAGTGATGGTCACGCTGATCTGGCATCCGGCGGCGAGCGCCGCGCTGATGATGTCGGTGAGGTTCGTGTTCTCGTTCATTCTGCTGTTCCTTTTTTCTGGATTGTTGTGATGATTGTGCGCACCCGGTTGCGGTAGATGGCTTTGTTGCCGTCCGGTAGTCTGTTCCAGTCTGAGTCGAGGAGCAGGCCGGAACTGTTGCAGTCCGAGTAGTAGAGCTGTTCGGCGGCGGCTTCCACCTCCAAGCCGGTGGGCTCCCGTTCCGCACCGGTCATGTACGCCTCCTGCAAGTCGTCACTGGTGTAGACCTGGGCCAACGTGTCGTGCACGTCGTCCACCGTGCAGTTGGGGTAGCGGAAGCACGCTTCCTTGCTGATGATGCTCATGATTCCTCCTCGGTTTTCATCGTGTTGACGGCGGCGAGCGCTTTCTTGGCCGCGTGCAGCCATGCTTGTTTTGAGTGCTCGCTGACTGCGTCCCAGTTGGTGATGCCGGGTGTTCCCTCGAAGAATCCTCGGGCGCAGGTCTCGATTTCTTCGTCTGTCGGCTCATTCGAGTTGAGATGGGTTTCTATGCTGATGGCCAGAGTGAGCGCTGCGTCATAGCCCGCCTGATATCCGATGACGAACGATTCGGCCGTCGACTCGTTGCCCAGTCCCGCGTCGGCGAGCGCCGTCAATGCCTGTTGGGTGAGGTCAATCGGTTCGGCCATTATTTGCCTTTCTGTGTTGGCGTTCCTGCCTCCACACTGAGTGGTGCGAGAAGAACATTCCGAGCGTGTTTATCGGATCCCAGAATTCGGTTGGCGGGTCGTACCGCCACCATTGACCGCAAATCGGGCAACGGTAGTAGCAGCCGGGCCCGCGTGGAGTACATCTCTGGCTCATACGGTCTCCTTGGGGTTCATGAGGGTGAGGTAGTGCCGGTATTCCGCGATGTCCCTGTCCAGGCAGTCGTGGACCCGGTGCGTGGGCTTGGCCCTGTGCGTGTAGGGGTCTCGGCCAAGCGCCTTGGCCGCGAGCCTCAGCGTGGTCACGTC